TCGGTGCGTATTATTGTTATAACCGCTTCCGCTGATGGATGCGTGCCGTACCTATCTCGATAATTGATAATTCTATCAGTAAAAACGCGAAGATACTCTAACTCTAAAAAGCTTATATTAAGCACTTCGGTAATTTGATCTGCGAAGGGGCGATCTTCATAAATGATCTGAACAAGCCCTTCTTGAAAGGCTTTTCCATACCGACTAAAAGTTACCTTTTCAATCAATTTTTATCCCACTCCCAGCATTACTAAATATAACAGACTGAGCCCGAAAGTCAAGCAAATTAGCGCTCAGAATTAATTTTATTAAGATGCAATTCCAGGTCCTTCCAATTTAGTTCGCCAAACCCATCATCCCGCATCTTTTTAATGATTTCTATCTTGTTGAAATTACACTCAAAGTTCTCCACAGCGTTACGAACAAAGTCTTTGGATTGTGGTGACATCATCGGAGAATAAAGTTGCATCATTTTGTAATTATGCTCAATAATTTGTGAACCGCTGATAATATTGTCATGAAATTTTAGTTTTTTATCGACCTTTTCACAAAAAGATACCACATCGTCAATAGTATAGTCCTTAGCGGCACCTAGAAATCCAAGACGCCGTTGTATAGTTTTAAACCCTACCGATTTAATACCTGGGAGATTATCTGACGCGTCTCCTACCAGGGCCCGGGCGAGTGCCATGTTGCGGGGGTGAACCCCTAGCTCCTCAACGATGCGCTTTTTATTATAAACGATATCGCTAGTGGGGCGGTACACAACAGTTTCATCATCACAGAGTTGATAAAAATCCTTGTCATTTGAGACAACTACTTTCTGCCACCCATCATAGTGAGGCATTCGTGTGAGATAAGAGATAACATCATCGGCCTCTACCTCTGGCAACATCACTTGCACAATAGGCATCTGGTTAAAATACTCGATGGCGCGTGTCTGTTGCCAAATTCTATTTTTCATCTCTTCGTTTTCGGTGAGCGCCTTCACGGCGCGATTCAAACGAATTGGCTTGCGGCCTCCTTTATAATTCTTATCCATAGATCGGCGTTTGCGCGAGCCATTCGGCCCATCCCACACAATCACAATCTCATTCGGCTTTGTCATCCGTACGAGCTTCTGCACAATCTTGAGGGATCCTTTGAATCCTCCGATTGGCTCTCCGTTTGTCGAGAGACTTGGATCTACGATGTACGCTCTCAAAAACATATTGAGAGCATCAATAATCAACACTCTTTTCATAGTTTATAACTTCCTGCTATTTTGTTGTTAATAGTATATACGACACGCTTTACACCAACATGCTTAAGGGCCTCATGGCACATGGGACATGGTTTAGAAAGCTTATAACCACCCTCTCGACCCACTCGGGCGACGTATATGGTGGCACCCTCGGTGATGCCGCGGTCCATCCCCAGGATGGCACCAAGTTCGGCGTGGAGGGTGGTTTTTCCTGCGTGTTCTTTTTGAAAGCGCGAACCAAATGCGCAGTAATTGTTCTTATTGAATGAAACATTCCGAACGGATCCCTTTACGAGCACGGCGCCATGGCGATAATCTGGATAAGAGGATTGATTCGCCATTCGGCGCGCTAGCTCCATGTAACGACGCGTTTTTCCAGAATAATGATGAAACTTTTCCGCCCCATAATCCGAATCATATTCGCTAGCTACTGTAGACACAAGGCCCTCCCACAAGCTTATACTTAAGTATAGCGCAATGCAGAAGGGCTGTCAAGTGATTTTTAAACTGGATCAGAGTAGAACTGATCTGCTGTTCCCTCGCGCTTATCGAACTTTTGCACCACTTCCTTGTCCATTAATTTTAAAATGATCGCTCTAAACTCTTTGTCAGATGCTAGTAGTTCTGTCCACTTTGAGGGCTGAAATTTCTTCTCGTAGCCGTCCGCTGTCTTAAGCGTATACCACGCTCCTGCACTGGTCAAGCATTCGGATCCCTTCACGGCGTCAAACCACGACTCTTCATCGCGAATACCAACATCTTCTGTCCCCCATAGAATGCGGAAAGCACAAGTTCTACCCTGTGTCCCAAAACGAGACTTCTCCAGCTTTACCTTAACCTCTGATCCGATGCGAAAGCCCTTCTCGTCTTCGATGAAGGAGGCTTTGGCTTTGCGACCAGTGAGCCAGATTCGCAGGGAATAAGAATAATGCATCGCCTTTCCGCCCGGCGTCATGTATGGTGTCGTCATTGCAATAATGCGAGCGTTGGGGCCGCTGGGGATATTTGTCTTAAGCTGGTTGAGAACTATAAAGGTTGCTTGGCTATCGGCAATCGGAATAATTAACTTCGACATTCCCTTTGCAAGTATGCGAGCCTTTACCGCCATCGAAGATTGCGGATTAAAGTCTCCCTCTACATCAGACACGGAGGGGGTGAGTGCTAGTGAGTCCCAGATAAATACAAGCTGTTCATCTGTGGCGCCCAGCAGTTCTTCCACTGTCTCCAATACAAACTCCACAGAGGACGCTTGAACGTACATTAAACGCTCTAGGTCGCACCCTGCTCGCTCTAAGAAGCCAGGGTCGATGGCAGACTCAGAATCGAAGTAGACAATCATCTTGCCCTGTTTCTGGGCGTTTGCGGCTATCTGTGCAGCCATGTATGACTTGCCAGTACTTTCCAGTCCAGCTAACTCTGTAACTTTTCCGACGGGTATGCCAGCGACCTTGCCTCGACAAACAATAGAGTCAAGCCAGCGTGATCCAGTTGGAATCCACTCCTTTACTTGTGTTGGGTTTTCACCCGTAAGATCGTGGGCGACATTGCGGCCGGCTTTTTTGTTTACAAGACTCATAAGATCTTGCAGTGATACTCTGCCGGCCTTTACTTTGGCTTTGCGGGCCATGGGCTCTCCTTAAAAAAATGCGGCACCCTATTTCAGCCGGGGTGCCAGCGGCTCTGTACAAACCTAATTACTTGGTAGACATTAGATCATCAAACGCTCGGTCCACGTCGCTTTTGTTATTTCCATATTTCGTGGTTTCCGTCGAGCGGCTTTCGGCAGTACGACTGCCGGCCAATTGTTCATCCAAGATTGCATTGATTTCTTCGGGAGTATGACGCTCAAATAAGGCATCAATATCGGGGATACTATCAAGGAGGGCAGAGATAGCTTCCTTATCCTCCAATAACGAAGAAGTGTTTCGACGCATCTTTAGGTTTGTTTGTGGATATGCCCCCGGTGCGGTGGGCTTTGTGTAAGTAAGTGAAATATCAGTTCCTTCCATAGGATCTGTGATATCTCCATAATCCGGGTCTAGAATATAGCCCAGAAGATTCTCGTAAGCGCGCTTGCCGTAGCCATAAACCTTGACTCCTTCGTTTTCGCGTCCACGAATCACTACAGGCGAGAAAAAGCGAGCACGAACGAATAAAGACTTAGCAAGCTTCTTGCTTTCTTCGTCGTTCTTGTCTACGCCTTCGCGCCATAATTGGGAAGCAAATTCGCAAATGGGACATTGTTCCCCAAAGTTGCGCTTGGGACAGACGATGCCGCCACGATGCTCCCCTACATTATAATGGAAATGCACTTCCTTCAGTGGATCTCCGTCGGGTGCCGGGACAATTCGAATGTCCTGATCCCCCTCGTCTGGTCTGAACCAAACTGACTGTTCCTTGGTTCCCTCACCACGCAAAGTAGCAAGCTTTTCTCTCATTAGTTCCATATTAATTGACATTTATTTTCTCCTTATATTATGTCTAAAGTATATCAAGCGTTCCTTGATATCTAATGTAACACTCTTGATCTATCTTGTCAAGAGTCTTTTTTGACGTTTTGTGTTGCGTTTGTATAGGCCACACAAAACCCAAAATCGTTCCCATGAGGAGTCTCATAGATCGCATAGGATACCTTTCGAAAAGCGTTTCTTGGCTTTTCTTTTAGAATATCTACAATCCTTTTGTGGAGACTCCCATCGGTTTCTAATTTTTCCTTATCTATACATAAATAATAACACACCTCTCGCTCCATGTCAAGATCAAAAAACCACTTTTCGTCAACTTTTTTGGGATCCACCATTCCTATGGTGCGGATACGACTTGTGGTTGCTGGCTGCGACATTACTCCTATTTCGGGCTCGTTGTGATCGAAGTAATTTAAATAATGAACTGTTGAGGCTATGGCTGAGTTGAGCTGTTCATAAAACTTCTTAATAGGCACATTGCCCAGGGCCTCTTCCAGGTTTTTATTAGATAAAAGGGTTATTGAATTGAAAAGCCCGGAGCGAGCATACTCCTGTAATACTCCAAATGCAGCGTTATCCATTAGCTTGGGAATGCCCGTCAACAACTCGACGTCTGGCTTGATATAAAATACGTCTATTTTTTTATCTTTTATTTGCTCCAAAATGCCCAAAGTATAATTTGAACTGTAGGACGACCCAACAACAAATACTTGAACGTGCTCATCGATTTTAGAAAAATACTTTTTTAAATTCGGAACATTGTTCTCATATTCCTCGGGACTTTCAAATCTTTTAAGGCGCCTCTTCTTGCCGGCGCTTTTCTCAATTTTATCATTGAGCTTATATACGTTATACTGAGAGTATGTCTCAAATTTGCTGGCGATGGCGGAGGCGCCATTGCCAATTCCTACAATAGATATCATAGATTCAAAACATCCAAGTCAAAATAGTTTTTTCCTGCATGTAAATTTACCATAAAGGTATCAAGCTTGTTGCGTGCAAAGATGTTCTTAATTTCCTTTAGTAGAGCACGGTCTTCGTCGGCAAGGTCGATTACTATTTCGTCGTGGACTATATGCGAAATAAAGGAGTTTTTGTTCTCCAAAAACTTGTCAATCGCTACCGCTCGATCTAGAACTAAATCTGCTGTAGTGCTTTGAATCAAATAGTTTAGTGCTTTCCATTCCGTAGTTGCGATTTGGCGCCCGAAGATAGTATTAATATAACCACCCTTATAGTACTTGTCAAGTGCTTTTTGTCGATTATAATGTTCTGTGTCAATCACCTCCGAATCCGGGTTATAGAGCCATCCGAAGAACAGTGTTTTTGCCTCGTCGCGATCAATCTTTTCGCCCTTAAATACGTTGGCAATGTTCCAACGGTGAATATCTTCTTGCGGCTGCTCTTCTCCGTTTAGTGCCAGGAGTGTGCGTGCTTCTGCTCCGTTGTAATCTAGTGATAAAAACCAATCATTATGAGGCTTTATGAGCCGCCGTAATTCCTTCTTCATCGTCAAAATTGGGAAGGACGCAGGATACGAGGCTAAGCGCCCGGTCACAGTTCCAAAAAGATTATAATCAATATGTTGAGGTCCCTTTAAAATCTTTTGAGCTTCTCGTCGTAGGGTGGTGCCCAAAAAAAGATTTTTGCACTCGGCATTATCTACTCGTAGAGTTTGGTACTTTATTTTGTGAAGCAGCTTTTGATATGCATCTAGCTGATCGTAGTTTTGAGGTTTTGAAATAGTATCGAAAACGCTCTTGGCTATTTGATTTTTAATCTCGCAAAAGTGCATCAGAAAATCATGAGGTATCAATTCAAAAACACAATGATCTCGAAAATCGATTTTTGCCACGTCAAAAGACTTTTTGTAAGCCAACATTTTACGGCGCGCTTTTGTCAGTTCTTTCTTCAGATTATCAGGACATAGTTCTTCCATAGGCGTGCCGTTGGTATAGAGCCACGCAAACTCCACTTCCCTGCCCTTTAAAGAACCAGAGTATTTCCAGGTGTGTGTAAGATCGGGTGGAAAATCCTCAAAATATAATTTTCCATCCGCATATACCCCTACACATCGTTCTTTATCATCAAGTGTGTGAAAAATCATAGAGCGTCTTGTTTGAGTTTTTTTATCCTCTCTCTAATATAACTCAAAGAGCCACGATAGTCAAATGTTTTATTCACAATTCGTTCAAATATATCGACGGCCTCCGACATGTCATGGCGACCTATTTCCAAACAATCATCTATTAAGAAATTTCTTTCTTGCTCCGAAAACGGAGACTCTTCTTCAAAAAATCTTATCGTTGCATAAAGGCTAAAAAAGTAAAAATCATCATATTTGTTATTAAGCCCATCGAGCGTATAGGGATATGGCCGACGTCGCACCACACGTGTAGTTCCATTCGAACACAGCACACCTTCATACACGTTTTGTTCTATCGAAAGATTATAAAGTCGCAACAAATATGCTTTAAAATTATTAAAATAGCGTACATGAGCCCCCTCATAAGGGTGTTTTAAAATCATATCGGTGGTTGTAAGACCATATTGCGCAGCGTAAGAGACCATGAAAGGACTTCCGATATCTGCCACCAGTCGCCATGGGATTAGCTGGTCTACCATAAACCCATATTCCTTGCATGCATTCAGAAAAAATTCCCAATTTAAGCTATTATAAAAATCAGTTAT